TCACTGCTTGAGTGGTCTATGAACTGGTCAGGCTTCTCCAAGCTAGATCAATTTGGTAAGAGCCGAATCATGGGTGCTTCGTTCCGCAAGGCAAGACAGGACATTAACAACGGGTCGTTTGATACTAAGTGGCAGTACAGTTTCAGTAAGCCAGAGATTGACCAACTGAAGCGAGATATAGCTGCTGGTAACACTAACAGTGAGTTGGTACGTGATCTTGTTATGTTTGATCTGTTTAGGCTACAGCCTATCAACGCCGCTGCACAGACTGCGTTTGGTCTTGCTAACCCTAATGCTCGTTTGTTCTATATGCTCAAAGGTTTTGCAATCAAGCAGTTTGATTTGATAGAACGAAGAATTAAAAAGGAATGGGATGCAGGTAACAAGAAGCAAGCCTTACAAAATGCTATGCGTTATGTGATTTTGTCTGGTGGTGGTTACGGTCTTGTTAATGAAGCGCGGCAGGTAGTTAAAGGAGAAGTACCAGATCCAGAGCAGGCTGCATATGGTGCGTTGTATCAAATAGGTTCTGTTCTTACGTTTGGTGCAATGGGCGCTAACGACTATGGCTATGACAAGTTTATGAGCGATCCTGCAACAGCGTTTATGAACAACATACTACCACCAATAGGTGCTACTCTTCCTGCTAATGTACTGGAAGATGTTGCTGATGTGGTAAGAGCGGTGAACGCAGGAGAAGTACCTGACCCCTTACCGGACGATACAATTAAGGCTCTCCCTATAGTGGGTAAGTCTCTTGGTGTTATTTTAGAGGATGAGTAAAATGAACGACGATAAGCACACAGTATCTTATACATCTATCGACTATCACAGTATGTGTCAGCGTTCTAAAGATCGCATCAAGAAGATGCAGGCTGAAGGAATACCTACGTCCCATGACCCAAAGGACAAGCCAGAGGACGCAGGCAAAAGGGATGGTTACTCTATCCTGTTTATGTCATAGCTCACAGTTGTTGCCTGTGCAAGCCAGTTGTTGTGACCCCTCAGTCATATCGCTGGCCTCTTCTATATCCCACGATATTTCCTCCGGGAAATCCTTCACCAACTGATTGTACGTCTTCTTGTCCACAGGCTCGTACGGTGCTTGCTGGTACGTGTGGTCTGAGTACGGCAAGAAGCTGATACCAGACACCTTGTCGAACTTGTTGTACAACCACTGTCCTACCTCCAAGAACTCCTCGTCCCTGTAGTAACAAGTCATAGACGGCTTGTGTTCACACCACTCGTCCTGATATATCTCCCAGAGTTCTAGCTGCTCCATAGCACCCATGTCTGAGGCTGTCACAGCGCCTTCAGGAGACGCGATAGGGAAGCTAAATACCCGGGTACTGGGGGACATCACATCGTCCTCTACAGGGACACCAGCGGCCTCTAGAACGGTACACAGAGGGTCACGAGAGTCAGCACGGACTCGCCTAATGTACTGGCTGCTGTAGCGAGGGTGTATCCCACTAGCAGAATCGACCAGCTGACTAACAGTACCTGAAGGCTTAACAGCAGTAATGGCTGTAGATACGTTAATACCCAGCCTAGAAGACCACTGTTCATTAGTTTTGACGGCCTCTGCTCGCATAGCCTTGAGCCACTTCTTGAGTTCACTTTTGTCTCCTCGTCCTGACAGCATCGGGTGATCCATAATACCTGTTAGTGATACACCCAACAACGCCTCGTCTTCTGTATTAGCTTTCCAAATACTTCTCAAGTATCGAAAGTTGGTGAGTGTTGCCTGTAGAGTCCCAAGGATAGTTGCAACTCGTACTTTTCGTTTGAGGTCTGAAAGTGTATCGGACGGCCTGACAACAACTTCTGAAAGGTTACAGAACTGATAGGGTCGGAGGATGATCTCGCTACACGGATTAGTTCCAAAATCAAAGTTAGCATCTCTTCGCTCATTTCGTGCAGCCTGCTTCTGACTCGCCACTCTGTTAAAGACACCTCGCTCTCCGCTTCTTGATTCGTACAAGCTTGTCCACTCATTTAAAAATGCCTCGAAGTCTGGTGTTTCTGTGTAACACGCTGAGTTGTTTGCTAGTCCACGTTGAGGGTTGTCGGTCCACCACTGTCCGTGCTTACACCTTCGGAGTCTGTCGTCGGTGAGGTTGCTGAGACTAATGAGGGCTGATCTTCGGACTCCTCCCACGACGACGATTTGAGCAATCTTACAGCAAAGATCGTGGCACTCGACTGAGCTAAGTTTTCTTCCAGCCGCTCCCTGAAAGAGTTCAACTGTGAATCTGAATAATTCGAGCAGAGGATCTGGACCCGATGCTCTACCTCCAAAAACTCGTAGCGCGGAACCTGCAGGTCTAACTCTGCTAGTGTCCCATTGGGGAATCTGACCCGAATACAACAATGATACCAGTTCCCTAAACGATTTCGCCCATCCGATCTTCGAATCTGCCACATTAATAACTGTGTCGGTTTCATGGAATGTCTCTGCCACCTCCGGTAGTTTCTGTACGTACTGCCGTTCAACACTAAAGCCTACCCCTGTACCGCACATCAGTACGTACATCATCTCGTCGAACGCTTTGGGGTGGTCGATAGGTAAGTAACTACAGTTAAATCCTGCTACGTTGTCACGATCCAGAGCCTCGCCAGCGGTCATCAAAGCTCGCATTGAAGGCATGACTTCTAGATCGTGTATAGCCTTGAACACTTCCTTGTGTTCTTTTTCAGGCAGCTTCTCCCCCCAGTAATCTACGTAACGCTTTACTGTTTCTTCCCATGACTCGCGACGCTGCTCTTCTGGCAAGTACCGTGCGTATCTCGACTTGTGTATGTACTGCTGGTACGCATCCATCTAATCTATTACTCCTGTTATTCCTAGTGTCTCGTTTATTATTGCATGTGCGGCCATGTTTAGAAGCATGTACACACCGTCCGGATACTGTTCGTTAGCAGCTATCTCAAACACTTCACCGTCTTTGTACATCACGACGGCTACCTTAACTTCTTTCCCTTCTTGTTCGTAGTCAAGCGCCTTGACTGAAAAGGCCGCGAGGAACTCAGACGTAGTAATGTCTTTCTCTTTCTTTCCGAAGTTACCCTCGACTATCTTCACGAGCTTACTTCCTTTATTAGCCACTCTAAGTAGACCTTAGCTTTCTTGAGGTCTTCTAAACCGTTCTTGTATTCGTAGCGCCAAAGATACTTCAAGCAGTTACCTTTGAGGTAACCCTTGTATTCTTGTGGGTGCATAGAAGCCTTAATTGCTTCAATAGCTTCGATGGCCCCACGGTTGTAGTGATCTGGCTGGGTAACTGGGTTGTGTATATCTTGAGGGTGGTACAGTTTACCGTACGTTGTTTTACTGGACACGTTCCACTCCTCGGGTGTTGCATCATCAATACTCATCTTCATCGTCTTCCTCTTCTTGCTCTTCAAATTCTTCGTAAAAGAACTCTAGGCGTTTGATGAGCTTGTCTTCAAAGCGGTCTAGTATTTCTGCTGATGATATTTGTAGGGCTTCTAGAAGATCGTCGGGGTCGTACAACCGCAACAACCGCTCTTTAGTTTCTTCTAGTGTCAGAGACATAATCGACTAAATCCTTGAGCGTACTGGTATCGTACCATTTTATGTTATTTTTGTCACACCACTGGGCCATCGTATTTCTGGTACTTTTACTCACTTTTTGGTTAGGCTTCATAAGTACGAAGATAAGTTCCTGATTGCTTCCAAGGCAGTTAGAGATTGAGCGGTACTTCTGGGTGTCTCCTGCTCTAAAGTATCCTTTACATTCGATGTAATAAGTAACACCTTGTTTCTCGTACACAAAATCTGGGGTGTACTTTCGTTCGATCCTGTAAGGGACTTGACACGACTCGTACGTAAAACCAAATGTTTGTAGCTGCTGCGCGACATCTTTTTCAAATCCTGATCTGTATTTACCTAAGTTCGATTTCCGGGACTTGCGGCTCATTAGCCACCTCCACTAAATAGCGTGGGCCGTTAGCGTAGGCAAAGCCTCTAACGTCAGGCCAACAAACTTTTTTGTAAGAGCAGTACGAACATCCTACTGCCAGTTTTTTGTTACCGCTTTTACCGTCTGCCACAGCTTCGTAACAATGCTCGGGTGGTTCTTCTTTTTGTACAATCTCTTTGATGTGTTCGATACGTTCTTCGATGTCGTAAGAAATTGTGTTGTGAACGAAAGCCTTCGTGTCCTCTGTATCGTACAGGAGGTACGTCAAGTGTCCGTTCTGCTTGTCCATAGCTAACCAGCCAAAACGATTGTCTCTTCCCTCTGAGTGTGCGTAACCTTTAATTTGAGCAACGTAGCCAAACGGGTCGTCAAGAGCCATACTTCCGTCCTTGAATTTCTTAAACCCAAAAGTGGACACAGACTTAACATCAGTGACAACACCGTCAATTTTACAGTCCATAGACCCTGTAATACCCGAAACTTCACACCTCTTTTGTTCATCAGTAACCTCGTGTCCAGCTAGTTTTGTTAAAAATAACAGAAGCTCTTCGATCAAGTGACCGTACATAAACTTTACGTAAGTGTTTGGCGGTAGTTCTTCTGCTACGTCCGGGTTGTTAACTGCGTTCCACAGGTAACGATCCTTGCGTCCGATGTTAGACATACGCAGGGTACGTCCGTCCCTTTTCTCAGTGAACAGGTTGGTCATTAGACGCTTACAGTTTTCACCGAACTGATCTATCTCGTCGTACAGGTCAACACTTTCAGCTGGCTCTTTGTCAGCCACTACCTTGTATATGTCTTCGACCAGCGTGTGTATGCTCATTCTTCATGCTCCACCCAGCGACACTTACGGGTTTGTCCGTTGAACTCTACTAACTGTACACGTAAAAGTTTCTGTTCTTCTGTACGTGAGTGGCCGTACCGTGTATCAGTGTTCTTAGATTTTACATCGATGAACACAGGCACTCCGTTCCTGAGAGCAATTAAGTCGATAGATCCGGTGCACCCGGCGTTACGGAAGACTTCGTAACCCTCGTCCCACAACCAAGTTGTTACGTAGAACTCAGCTATGTCTCCCAAACGATTCGTATCTGTTATCTTCTCAGCCATTCTGAAACTCCTTAGTGTGTGTCTGCCCATGTGGTTCCAATTTTGAACTCTCCGTCCAGCGGACATCTGAGGTTAAACGATACGCCAGCCTCCTTGAGGCAGCTGACTGCGAGTTGACCGTAAATCTCTGCTTGTTCTGTAACCACCTCCGATTGAATCTCATCGTGTATGTTTCCTATGAAGCGGTAGTTAAGATTCTTTTCAGTGGCCGCGTC